ACAGTAGCCATGGATCTTGTTATGACCATATGAGTAATGGTTATTAAATCTATCAATAAGGAAGTAGTATTATGGATCCAATAATGATTATTATAGTATTAATTTGTATGGTTGGAGTTGGTTATTCTTCTTATCAAGTAGGATTCAATCAAGGTACTGTTGCTACTATTGAGTATCTTGAAAATCTTGATATGATTAAATTTGATAAAGATGGAAATATAAAGAAAGGTTAGATAATAAAAAGTATAAATATATCATATTATATTAATTGTATGGGGGTATTTTGTGCTAACTTTCAAATCTTATATTAAAGAAGATTTAGATGAACTAGTTTATAATGGTAATGATAACGCATTTGCCCTAGCTTTAGTATCTGAAATAGATGATCAGATCAGTGCTATTAATACTGAAGTTGAAATTGATGTAAGACCTAATAAACAAACTGGTAAAAAGATAGGCATTTCTCAGTTAATGCTCGATAAAGATCGAAATAAGTTTGCTGGACTTGCAAATCAAATTATCGATGAACACCCATCTTTAGAAAGAGCAACAGTACCACCAGGCCGTAAAGAAAAAGACTACGCGTTTAAGCATAAAGATATGGAAAAATACATCTATATCAATTGTCGACCAATGGGTAAAAGATCAAGTTTAGGTGATGATCCACATGAATTGATGACTGCTGTACTCTGTTTATTACCATCAGTAAGTATTCCTAAAGATTCAGATGAAATGGATGCTCTCATTGAAACGGTCAAAAAGAATCTTAAGAATGCTTCTGGGTATAAACAGACTCAAGTTGATTCTATGGTCGGCGACTATCCTAATTTAGCTAAGGCCGTATCTGCGGCTATATCAATTCACCAAAATGGTTATGGTAATGCTGATAAAGTCTATCTTACAGCTCAAGCTTGGGATAACGATGTCAAACAATTCCAGATGACCAAATATGGTATGAAAGACTATAATTCTTCAGATTTTATTATCAAGAAGGGTAATGACTATATTGGTATTTCACTCAAGAAGAAAACACGACTTACAGAAACAGATCCTACTCTTTTAAATAAAGCCTTTACCGGTCTCCTAAATGATAAGAAATTTGATAAGATAAAAAATTCTTTAGAAAAGGATTCAGGGACTTTTTATCTGCATGTTATAAAACTTGGTCAAAAGTTAAAAATCCTTAGTAAGGAACTTGAGGCTGACATAGCTAAAACCCGACCCAATCTTAAGAATTGGAAAGAGTTTATTCAACGTGTTCCTAATGATTTAATTAATCGCGCTCTTAAGGGTAGACGTACCTTATTTAAACAAATGGGTGATACGATTATTGCTAACAAAGAATTGATCGCCAATCAGTTAGTACAGTTAATTTTCAAATCCGATCTAAAAGAATTAAAGAAATCTAATTTTGATTTTGCGCTAGTAACTGGTGTTGGTGACTATGGTCCAAATAAAGGAATCGTAGTTGAAAAAGGTGAATATAAAAATATAGATAATATTACTACTAAGTTAGATGATTTACTTTCAACTGGTAAAGTTGATATTAAATATACCGAAGGGGCTGGTCAGGCATTTGATTTAGGTGCTACCGCTGCTATTATTAGATTTGACTTAATGATTGGTGATTTACCAGTATGTAATATTCAGTTAAGATATAAAGGTAACTTTAGAGCTGCACCAAACTTTTTAGCTACAATGACTCCGGAATTTAAGAGGTTTTATAATTAATGAAAACATTTAAGACGAAACTATACGAAGCTGCCGGTCAAAATTCTCATATGACACACCTCGAGGATATGATACTTGATGGTGGTGTAAAAGGAGCTAGACAAGCTATCCTCGCTCTTAGGTCGCTTCGTGACATGCTGAGTGGTAGTTCTAAGTCAGCAGTAGATATTACTGTTAAGTGGGATGGCGCGCCCGCAGTATTTGCTGGTGAAGATCCTCAGACTGGCGAATTCTTTGTTGCTAAAAAGGGAATATTTGCAAAGAATCCTAAGATATATAAGTCACATGAAGATATTGATGCTGATACTTCAGGTGATCTTTCAAAGAAATTGAAGATGGCCTTTGATAACCTAAAAGATCTTGGTATTAAAGGTGTTATTCAAGGGGACTTTATGTTCGATTCTTCGGACCTAAAAAGTGAAACTATCAATGGTGTAAAACATGTGGTATTTCATCCCAATACTATCGCATACGCGGTACCGGCTAACTCTGATATTGCAAAACAAATTAATAAGGCTAAGATAGGAATAGTGTGGCACACGGTTTACCAAGGAGCAACACTCGAAACAATGAAGGCTGAATTTGGCAAAGAGATAGTACCTAAACTACGTAAGTCGAGTAATGTTTGGATGGTAGATGCTACCTTACCGGATCTATCTGGTACAGTAACACTTACAGCCAAAGAAACTTCCGCATTAAATTCAAAATTATCTAATGCTGGTAAGATATTTAAAAGTATTTCTTCTAACGTACTCAAAGAGATCGAAGGTAATAAGGAATTAAATGCTCTTATAAATATCTATAATAATACTAAAGTAAGAGAAGGCCAACGTATCACTGATACTAGATCACATACTCTTGGTTTGATACAATTTATTCAAGATAGATATACTAAAGAAATAGACAAAAGATCTTCAACGGCTGGAAAAGCAGCCCAAATTGTAAAACGAGATGATCTTCTAAGTTTTTTTAGTGTAAAAAATCAAAAAAACTTACAAATGGTATTTGATTTACAAAATTTAGTTGTAGATAGTAAATTAATTATTATAAATAAACTTAATAAACTAAGTAATATTGGTACGTTTGTTAAGACTGCATCCGGATTTAAAGTTACCAACCCAGAGGGTTTTGTTGCTATAGATCGTATGGAAGGTGGAGCTGTTAAGTTAGTTGATAGGTTAGAATTTTCTGCTAACAATTTCAGCAAGGATATTATAAAGGGTTGGGACTCTCCGACCCGATAATGGAACCGAGGATAATATGAAGTCATTTAAAGAACATTCCGATGAGGTTGATGAAGCTTTCACACAAGCTAGACGTATGAAAGCTAAAGCGACCTTTCGAAAAAATAAAGCAAAAATCGAATTGGGCCGTAAAAAGGCAGCTATGAAGTTGGCTTCTCCTGAAAAATTAAAAGCCAAAGCTGACAAAAAAGCACGAGAAATCGTAGTTCAAAAACTTTTAAAAGACAAAGATAAGAGTGAACTTTCATTTGCTGCTCGTCAAGATTTAGAAAAACGAGTAGATAAGAAGAAAGGTTTAATTGACAAACTATCTAAAAAAATTCTTCCTGCTGTTAAAAAGGCCGATAGAGCTAAACTAAAACAGAATCCAGGAGAATAGAGCATTGTCCTTTAAATCGTTTACAGAATATTTGACAGAACAAAAAGGTGAGATGACCTTCGTCTTTGGCCGGTTTAATCCTCCTACAACTGGCCATGAAAAGCTATTTGATACTCTCAAGAAAATCTCGCTTGGTGGTGCATATAGAGTATATGCCTCACAATCATCTGATCCTAAAAAGAATCCATTAGAATTTAAAACAAAGGTCAAATTTCTACGTAAGATGTTTCCTAAGTATGCGCGAAACATTATGGCTGATTCAGATATTCGAAATGTAATGGATATATGCGTTAAACTCTATGATCAGGGTTATACTAAAGTTACTATGGTTGCAGGTTCTGACCGAGTTAATGAATTTGAAACACTCTTAAACAAATATAATGGTGTTGAATCAAGGCATGGTTTCTATCAATTTAAAGATGTTATTAGAGTAATTTCGGCTGGTGAACGTGATCCAGATTCAGATGACGTATCTGGTATGTCTGCCTCTAAACTACGAGCGGCAGCTGCTGCCAACGATTTAGATACATTCGCTAAAGGTATGCCAAAAGGTTACCGTGAAGTAACCGATCTATTCAATGCTGTACGTAAAGGTATGGGTCTCAAAGAATCTCATAACTACCGTAAACATATCAAATTTGCTCCTGTCTCAGAGAAGCGAGAAGCCTATATTCAAGGCAAACTTTTTGTAGAATCAGATATCGTACAAATTAAAGAATCAGGTAAGACTGGTAAAGTAATTATGTGTGGTACTAATCACGTTTTAGTTGAATTTGCTGATAAAACCTTAAAAAAGTTTTGGTTAAATGCTGTTGAAAAGATTAGTGAACTCGTTGAAGAAGGTGGTGCTGGTGATGAGGGTTCTGATAAACTCGTAAACAAGTATAAAAAAGAAACTCCCAATGAAGAAAAAAATACTTCTAGGATGAGTTTTAAAGACATAGTAGAAGCAGATGATGTAAAGAAAAGCTTAATGGATAAGTCTGATAAATCTGGTATCTCATATTCAATTCTTAAGCAAGTATTTGATAGAGGATACGGTGCTTGGAAAACCGGACATCGTCCTGGAACTAACCCCACGCAATGGGCACACGCACGTGTTAATTCATTTATTAGTGGTGGAAAAACTAGAACAACTGCAGATGCTGATTTGTGGGCCAAGCATGAAGGCAAATAATGAAATCTTTCCTTGAATATTTAAGTGAAGGTTCTGAAACTTGGGAAGCTGGCTACGAGCGACGTGTTGTAAAGGTGACCGATCCTAAGCATAAAGATCAAGGACATTATTGGCGTATTAAAGGCAAGGATCGTCCAGAGATTACTATTAAGTACTATAAAGAAAAGCCCAGTTTTACTGAATTTAAAAAACAAATGAAACGTGTCGCAGGACATGAATTTGGAGGATAGATGCAAACATTTAAAGCATTACAAGAAAGCTTACGT